CGCAAAAAAAGACGTGGTAGATATTTGCCGGGATTTCCTCTGGCAGGCGTACGGGGAGTTTGAAGGGGTTTCTTCGCCCCCCGGGACCACAGTCAGCCTCGAGGAGGTGTTTAAATGATCGCCCTCAACCTCTTCAAAAAACACCGGGACGCACGGCTGGCAAAAATGCGAGCCGAGATCAAGGCCTTCGAGCGCTCAAGTCAAAAAATGATTGAGGCCCTGGAGGGGCTGGCTTCTGCAAATGAGAAGCTGCAGGCGACGATCTCTATCTTGGAAGAACGCGGGGTTCTGGAGAAACGGGATGGTGATAAATGAGCGCAGCCGACTTTTATCTCCTCTACAAATCTGATCCCACAGATACGAACCTTAGCCTTCTATTGGCCGAGGTCAGGCGTATAGCTTTATCGGAAGCCCGGAGGTTGGGCGCGAAAAGAGAGGACGCGGAAGATCTGGCACAAGGTACATCTCTCAAGGTATGGGATCGTCTCTCCTCCGGCGCATCGATCAAGAGCATAACCGGTTATGTAAGATCAGCCACGCGAAACCTGACCTACAACTTCCATCGCAACATAAATAGAACTAAACGCGGTGAAACTATTACCGAGTCCTTTAGCTGTGAACCATAGACAAGTTTTCCACAGGCGTTTGGTGTCTACATAAGTAGCGACGCATAACTGGCCCACTCTCCTGGCCAGTCAGAGCGGCGGTCGTATCGGGCATAAACAGTGCCTGGTCCCGCCGCTTTATTCATGTCGCGAGAGATTTTTATGATCGAACGTCTAGTAAAACTTTTGAACGAGGTCCAAGACCATGTTTGGGCTGTCCTTGTCGTCCTTGCCGGTGCGGGAGTTGCAATATTCCACGGGCACACGGCGACGGGTGAAGCCATTATTGTGGCCGGTACGACTATGTGGCGGGGCAAACAATAAATGAAGATCGTTGACCTTTTTGAGATGTACCCAGGCGCCAAGTTTGTTTGGCTCGTGAATGAATATATGCCCGACGTCGACGAAGCAAATTTTGCGGGCGTGTTTGAGACCCGCGAGGAAGCGGTCGCAGCCTGCCGGAATGAGCACTACTTCATCGAACCCGTGCCCTTTGGTGTACAGCTTCCTGCGGAACACTTTATGGTGCAGGGTTCCGCGTACCCGCTATCAGATAACGTGTACCCCGATCTCGTGGCGGCTGGCGATTACACCGAGCAGCGCTGGGCTCAGAAGAGGCAAGTAAAAAGTGCCGGAAGCTCCGAAGCGGCCTTGTCTTAAGTCCGGCTGCCCGAACTTAACTGACAGCGGTTATTGTGATGCTCATAGGATAAGTGAGAAGCGCCAACGTTCCCGCTGGCGTGGTTCAGCGCACTCCAGGGGCTATGGCCGCGCCCACCAGAAGGTCCGTGAACAGACAATGGCCAGAGACAATTGGCTCTGTCAGCGATGCCTGGAACATGGACGGACTATACCCGCGACTGATAGCCACCACATCAAGAAACTGCACACTCACCCTAAACTTCACTTGGATCCAAAAAACCGGTTGAGTGTGTGCCGGAGTTGTCACACTGAACTTGAGAAGATCGCAGAGTAAGATAACGATATGCTGACCCAGGCGCAAATAAATACTGTTTGGCAGAGCAAGATGGAGGCTGAGGCGAGGGCTTGCTATTTCGCCGATTTAGCATCTCGCGAAAGCACGATCAAGCGATGGATAACAGGCATATCATTTTTCCTCAGTTCTGCAACTGTCGTCACTCTACTTTCCGAGGCACCCAAATTGGTATCTGTGCTTCTTTCCATTCCCGTCGCTTTAGCTAATGCTTACACTATTGGTATAAACCAAGACAGTAAAATCAAGACATCGAGAGCGGGAGCACGAATTGTCAGAGGAAGCTGCTACACAAGTAGGTCATGACGAGGCTCGCTGGAGTAAATGGCTAGACATGATCTACAAAAAGCATGAAACTACTGGTCATGCACGAACCGAACGAGAAACGCAGTAGTTGGCCTCCTACTCCGACTAAGGGACCACCGCCACCTCCTCCGCCACCACCACCGCCTCCTCCAGACAAGAAATAATCCACCACTCAAAACGGGTAGATTCAACAAAATGTCTAAGAAGATAATCGCGCAAGATAGCTGGCCATCTTCTGTAAAGAAGGGACCACCACCTCCACCTCCACCAAAGCAACAGAATCCTCAAAATAAAAAGAAGTGAGGAAAAGGCGACGTTTTCTGACGTCGCCTTTTTGGTGCTCGCTAGAACGCTTTGATCATCATCAACTTATCCTTGGTGCGGTAGGGGTATCTAATTTATAATCAGTTACTTGCCTGCAGACCGCGTTCTGGTCGAATTTTCACGTGGTCGAAATGCAGGGTGGGGGTATCGCCCCGAAAGAAGTAAACATGGCAGGACGCAAACCGAAACCTTCCGCGCTGCACGAATTAGAAGGCACAAGGAACCGGCGCAAAACAAACGAGCCGAAACCGACCGGCGTTCCAAGTTGTCCAAAGCATTTAGACAAGCAGGCCCGCTCTGAGTGGAAGCGGATCTCCGCCGAACTCTTAAAAGTAGGCCTCCTCACCTCAGTTGATCGCGCGGCTTTGTCTGGATACTGCGCAGCTTGGTCCAGATGGTGCGACGCAGAAACGCACATCCAAAAAGATGGGCCGGTCTGCGCATCACCCAAAAGCGGCTACCCAATGCAATCGCCCTGGGTGGGCATTGCAAACACCTCTTTGCAAATGATGCACCGGTTTCTATCGGAGTTTGGCATGACCCCTGCCAGTCGTTCGCGCATCTCCGTAGCCGATGTAGACGACAACGGTGAGGATGCTTTCTCCACGTTTATGAAAGGCATCGGCGCAATGGATACCGATGGCGACAGCGACTCTACCAATTACAGCGAGACGGACATACGCGGAACGGGCGCATGATTATTGCCGTCGCGTAGTCGCTGGCGAGATCCTGGCATCCAAGTGGATCAAATTAGCTGCCCAACGCCACTTGGACGATCTCAAAAAGGTTGACTGTCGTTGGTACTTCAACGCCGATAAGGCAAATCGAGTTTGCCAATTCATTGAGTCTTTGACTCTCGATAACGGCGAACCCTTCCGGCTGTCAGACTGGCAGATATGGATCGTTGCCTCCCTGGTCGGGTGGATGGACGAAGTAGGTACGCGGAAGTACATCGAGGCTCTGGTATTAGTCCCCAAAGGCAATGGCAAGAGCCCGATGGCAGCTGCATTAGGCTGCTGGTTTGCCTTCCTCGACGGACGCAGAAAAGCAGAAGTGTGCTGCGGAGCCATGTCCCTGGCGCAGGCTCTGGAGGTATTCACACCGGCGAAGAACTTCGTTGAATCAGCTCAGCGAGCGTTTAACAGGCTAGGGGTCACAGCGCAAAAGAAGTCAATCTTCTCACGTGATGGATCAAAGTTCACCCCCGTAATTTCTAAAGGTCGTCATGGGGCCAGAAATTACCTAGCGATTTTGGACGAGCTGCACCAGGCAATTTCGGCTGATCTCTACGGAACGCTAAAAACAGGGTGCAATAAGACCCCGAATAGCTTGATGTTGACGATCTCGACCGCTGGGGTGGCTTCGACAGAGAACCCCTGCTACCAGCTACAGGTAAAAGCGCAGAAGGCCCTTGATGGTTCATTGCCCGACGACAGATTTTTCGCCGCTATATATTGTGCGGACGATAGCGTCGAGTGGTCATCGGACGAAGCTCTGCAGATGGCTAACCCAAATCTTGGGATATCCAACGATGCAGAAAAGCTGAGGCTGGCCATCGAATCTGCTCTTCGCAATCCCGGCGAGCAGAACAACACCAAGGCCATGCACCTCAATATATGGTCGACCGCAGCCTCTGCTTGGCTAAATATGGCTTGGTTTAACGCTTGCGAGGATGCAAGCCTCAAAATTGAGGACTTCAAGGACTGCATCTGCTGGTTAGCTCTGGACGCCTCCAGCACGCTCGATCTTACATCCATCGCCATCCTCTTTAAAAAAGAGATCGATGGTAAGGATCACTATTACGCATTCTCGAGAAATTACTTACCCGAGGCGCAGATCAAGAAGCCCGAAAACACGCATTACCAGCGGTGGCAAAAACAAGGGTATCTAACGGCTACTGGTGGTAATGCAATCGACATTTCGTTTCTTGAGCAGGAACTGATCGGCCTCGTTCAGACGTTTAACGTTGAATGCCTGTGCGCTGACAGTGCTCATGGCGGATATGCAGCTGCTCAAAAAGCGCAGATGGAAACGGGCGTGGAGCATGTGCTTGTACCTCAACGGGCGATGTCAATTTCACCCGCGATGCGAGCAGTCGAATCGGCTATCGCGGATGGGCGTTTTCACGTGGCACCAAATCCGGTTTTGACGTGGTGTTTCTCCAACGTCGTCACCCACGAGGGGCCCAACAGTATCTACCGGATGCCTGACAAAGAGCGGCCAGAAAACAAAATCGACTCGGCTATGGCCACCTTCTTCGCCATGTCGAGAGCGATGTTGATTCCGGCACCGGCGAAAACAATTACCTATAGAGGACTTCGGAGCGTTTGATGCTACCAGGAATTAAGGGCGTACTAAAAAATGTAATAGGTCGCGCCCATGAAATGGCAAATCGATCCGACGGCGATGACGCTCCGCTATCGATCCGGCCCCAGACAAAAGCGGCGGACTTCAGTTTCGATACAGTTTCCGCTGGCTGGTATGCGCAGAACGGCTATCCACGCATCTACTCATCGCTTGCTGGTGGACTCCCTGCCTGGAGCGGCGAACCTGTATCGACAGCGACTTCGCTTGGACTATCCACGGTTTGGGCCTGCAACAAAGTCATATCGGAAAGCGTCGGATTTCTCCCGCTCTTAATGATGCAGGAGAAAAACGGCAAGAAAGAAGCTGCGGCTAGTCACCCGGTCTACTCCGCTCTAAAGCATGCGCCGAACGCCGAGATTACTTCGCAAAACTTCACCGAACTACTGACCTCACATTGCGTTTTGCAGGGTAACAGCTACAGCCGCATCGTGCGTAGATCCGGCACCGGAACTGCGGTAGAGTTTTACCCTTTGTGCCCTGAGAACGTGTATCCAGATCGCGAGAAGACCGGGCAGAAACGTCTGGTCTACGTCCTAAAAGAGGCCAATCAGCCTGACAAGACGTTCACCGTCGACCGAGGTAAACCCCAGGATATTCTTCATATCCGTGGACTCGGTTGGGATGGTGTGCGAGGTTATTCAGTTGTCGCGATGGCCCGGCAGTCTTTTGGGACAGCCCTCGCACAAGAGCGCAACGTAGCCAAGTTCTACGAGGCGGGCGGTAGGGTCCCCTACATACTGGAGACCGACACCCGTTTCGAGTCAGATCAGGATTTCGATCGGTTCAGCGCCGATTGGCGATCAACCTATAAAGATCCACACAAGGCTCCAATTCTCGAGAACGGACTTAAAGATAAGCAGATCGGTCTGTCAGCCGCCGATGCTCAACTCATCGAATCCAGGCAGTTCACAATACCCGAAATCTGCCGTTGGTTCAGCCTATCGCCCCATATGGTGGCAGACCTCAGCAGGGCGACGTTTTCAAACATCGAATCATTGGCCGATCAGTTTGTGCGCTTCACGCTAATGACCTGGCTCACGCGCTGGGAACAGGAACTGTGGCGCTGTGTATTGACACCAGACGAACAGTCACAAGGTTTTTACTTCCGGCACGATCTAACGGCTCTACTTCGCTCCGAGTTCCAAGCCCGAATGCAAGGTTACGCCACGCTCCTTCAGAACGGTATCGAGTCGATCAACGAGGTACGCGGTCACGAAGGACTAAATCCGATTGCCGGTGGTGACGAACATCATGTCCAGGTCAATTTGATGCCTGTATCTGGTAGCGGAACATCCAGCTCCGCGCGTGTGAAGGTCGGCAGCGACAAGTAACAAGGAACCCACAAAGATGAAGAACAAACAGCAGCAACTCCGGATGCTGGTAAAGTCTCTGTCCGAAGATGGAACCTTCGATGGCATCCTGTCTCCCTACGGCAATGTAGACGAGGGCGGCGATTGCGTGGATCCAGGAGCCTTCACAAAGACGCTTCAGGAGAACGGCAGTAGCGTTCCCATGCTATGGCAGCACAAGACTGATTGCCCAATCGGAGAACTCACGCTCGCTGATCGGCCCGATGGCCTCTACTGCACCGGCAAGCTCCTGCTCGACATTCCCGAGGCACAAAAGGCATACTCGCTGCTTAAAGCCGGGATTGTAAAGGGGCTGTCCATCGGGTATGAGTCCATTAAGGCTCAGGTAGTCGGCGGAGTCCGCCATCTCAAAGAAATCCGCCTGTATGAGGGTTCTGTGGTCACCTTCCCGATGAATACGCTGGCCACGGTGACTTCGGTAAAGGCGCTCGAAGAAAAGGGCGACTTCACAGATGAACTGCTGGACATCCAGCTCCGCGCAACGAGCGATCAGCTTCTCTGGGCACTCTCCTGTGCCCTCAGCCCAATCCCCTGGTCCAGTGCCACTCGTGATGAGATGACCTCTCTGGCCGAGACGGTCATCGATCAGTTCCGTGACGCGTACCTGCAATACCTGCCCCAATACCTCGATTATTTGAGCCGAGAGTATGGCATGGACACAAAAGGCTGGTCCGCATATGAAACAAAGGAACGCCAGTCTTATACAACACATTTGGACGCACTCAAGTCCGAGGGAGCCGGTGAATCCACTCCTGAAGACGGAGCCGCGATAGAACACAAGTCCGAGCCGGATACCCACTCGGCAGCCGCAATTTTGACCTCGCTGCGTTCTCTCCTCAACTAAGAGAACCATCGACGACCCGAAATCCCAACCTATTAAAAGGACATCCATATTATGGACCTGACCAACGAATTGTCCGCCCTCCAGGCGGATCTGAAGAACTACGTCTCCAAGGCCGCTGAAGAGAAGTCGCAGTTTGGCACCATGCTTGGCGAGACGAAGACCGCCGTTGACAACATTCAAAAGCAGATTGACGCCATCGACCTGAAGCTGGCAGAGAAGGCTGTTGGTGCTCCCGCTAAGTCTCTCGCAGACGAGTTGAAGGAGAATGAGGACATTGCCCGACTCCTGCGCAATCGCAAAGGCTCGGCGGCGATCACCTTGAAGTCTCATGACTTCGCTAAAAAGACCACGATCACGTCCTCTGCTGTTGGAGCCCAGACTACTGGTGTCCTCCAGATCGACCGTATCGCCGGAATCACAGAAGAGGCTCGGCAGGCGCTGACGATCCGCGATGTGCTCTACTCGCGTCCGACTCAGCTTGCCCTGGTCGATTTTGTTAAGGTGGGCACCAAACCCAGTTCGGCTTCTATGGTAGCTGAAGGCAATGCGATCACTGAGAACGCTGTGACATTTACCGCTGCATCGGAAAAGGTTCGCACCATTGCAACCTTCATTCCGGCGACCCGCCAGATCTTGGATGACTTCAGTGAATTGGCTGGGTACATCACGTCGAGCCTTCCCTACTACGTGAATCTGGAAGAGGAACTGCAGCTCCTGTCCGGTGACAACACCGGCGAGAATCTGCATGGCCTTATTACGCAGGCCACGGCCTTTGACGACGATCTGCGTGTTGCTGCTGACACGAAGATCGACACGATCGGTCGCGCCATTTCGCAGATCGCCTCCGCGAAGGAACTCGATCCGACCTTCATCGCGATGAACACTGCCGACTGGTGGGCCATCCGCCTGACGAAGGACAACTACGGTCGTTATATCCTTGGTGATCCGCAGAGCAATGTGGTTCCCTCGCTGTTCGGCGTTCGTGTCGTACCGACAACTTCGGTCACTGCCGATAACTTCCTGATCGGTACAGGCGTAGCTCCAGCGGCTGAGATCCGAGATCGCATGGATATGACGGTAGAAATCAGCACGGAACATGCTGATTACTTCGCGAAGAACCTTGTCGCAATCCGCGCTGAGAAGCGCATGGCCCTGGTGGTCAAGCGTCCGGGTGCGTTCGTAGCCGGAACCTTCACAGCT